TCAACTAAATTGGTTTTCTAATGGATTCAAGCGAACTGCGTCATTCAAGTAATCAGGGGAAAAATGAGCGTAAATCATGGTTTGCACAATTGAAGCGTGCCCGAGAATTTTTTGCAAAGTTAATATGTTGCCCCCATTCATCATAAAATGGCTTGCGAATGTGTGTCGTAGTACGTGTGTTGCCTGCCCTTTTGGTAGATTGGGAATCATTGATTTAAGTAAGAGCCGTACATATGCATAATTGACATCAGGAAATAATTGTCGGCTTTTATGTTGCAAAATCTCATCATAAAGTGATTTAGAGATCGGAACCGTTCTGTTCTTACCGTTTTTTGTGTCTGTGAAAGTAACTTTGTGCTTTATTACCGCTTCCCTAGTCAAACGTGCTGCTTCATTCCACCGTGCCCCGGTAGCTAGGCACAATCTTGCAACCTTTAAGTTGTCACCATTCAGCGCGGACAGAAAAGACTCAATCTGTTCCCGGCTGAGAAAAGCCATCTCAGCTTGGCTTTTCTTTAGCTGTTCAATTCCTTTTAATGGATGGATACCATGATATTTGTCCAATTTGATTAACGTCGTGAAAACCCCACTGAGCAACATTTGCTTTTTGTTGATCGTTGCTGGCTTTATACCCGCCAGTAGCTTCTCTGACCTGTAGTCTGCAAATGTGCTTTTCGTCATTTTCAGTACTGGGGGGTTTCCCATATCATGGGCCATATTCAGTAAATTCTGTTTAGATTCTTCACCTGTTTTTAATGATTGCCCTTTGTACATCCACCACAGTTCAATTAACTCAATGAGAGTCCGGCGATCTGTTGGTTTATTTAGCCAGCCTTTATCGTTTTGGGTAGCAATCACCCATCGCTCATATTGTTGCGCTTCGGACTTTGTACTAAAACGCTTGCGAATACGTTTGCCCTTACGTCCTTGCGGACGAACGTCAACAAGGTACTGCCCGCTATCTAATTTTGATACACTCATAATCAGTACCAACTAATGAGGGCGCGGCTAAGTTTATATGGCGTGCCCTCAATGCGTGTATATTTTATATACGGTTAACCAACTTTCTGGTCGCTTTGGTTGTCGGATATGCCGTCGTCTCGCCCATCAGAGGAGAGAACAGGGGATACCTGCCCCGCCGCTTTTGACGTCTTATCTGTCATTAGCCATAACGCGTATCTTTCAAATCTGGGGTGATGAGTGACTTTATCAATAATTGATAAGCCAGCCTCTCTATGCCCCGTTTCATAATTTCTTACAGTACTCAAACCTAATCCTAATTCTTTTGCAAATGCGACTTGTGTTAGTCCCTCTGCTTTTCTGATTAGTTTAAGTTTTTCTGCATAGCTGCTTGACAAAGTTCCCACTTGATCCATTGATTGATAATCACCATCAAAAATATTTTCATTAATGAGTTACTTAATTTATAAGCTAAGGGAAACGTTCAGCGCAAATCCCACCACGCCCCCAACGTATGTATATGTTATATATAGTTAACCAGCCTTCTGGCCGCTTTGGTTGTTGTATGTGTCGTCGTCTCGCCCATCAGGGGAGAGAGCGGGGGATATTTGCCCCGCCATTTCTAAAGTTTTATTACTCATTAGCCACATCGTGTATTTTTCAAATCTGGGATGATTAGTGACTTTACCAATAGTTGATAAACCAGGATCTTTATGTCCCGTTTCATAATTTTTTACAGTACTCAAGCCCAATCCCAATTCTTTTGCAAATGCGACTTGCGTTAGCCCCTCGGCTTTTCTAATGAGTTTAAGTTTTTCTGCATAACTGCTTGACAAGGTTCCCATGTGGAGACTATCCTCATATTGCGGCCTCCCATAGGAGACCTTGAAGTACGGCGAAGTCCGGCTAAATCCGAACGAAACTCAGATAAAGATTTGGGAAGAATAAACTATGTCAGTTAAAAGACCTAAGCCTCTCGTGATAAAAATGCCCGATTGCCCTGTTGTTTTCTGTCTGCCATACCCAAAGCTAACGCTTTCAGCATATGCAGAGGTTACAGGTCAAACGGTCAGAACCGTCCAACAACAAGCCAATGAGCAAAAATTGATCCTAACAAAGAAAAAGAAAGGCAGAGAACGTGAAGTAAATATGGTTTATGAATTCCTTGAAGCTTATGAAGAAGCTCAGGAAGCACTCCGCATGAAGTTTTAAAAATAGCTGAGGTGATTAATGATGAATCACACAAATCTCGTTTTAAAACATGTTAGCAATCATACAGAAAGCTACGGTGCTTTTGCAATTCGCCGGTTGCCGAAAAACAAAATCAATACAACAACTCGCTATCAAGTCAGTGATGGAGAGTACTCTTACGGCAAGTTTGACTCAAAAGAACAGGCAATGGGCCAGGTCAGACAATTATATAGGAGCAAAGAACATGCAACGTCTAACAACTGATTCTGTATTACCAAATTTAAAATTGTTATCCCATATTGAACGCGCCGATTTTCATTTAACCATCGTGCGCCGAATAACAGATGTCCTGCAATATGCGGGAGACGAAACTCCGTTGTCTCTTCAAGACATGATAGCAATCTTTGAATCATTCATGAAGATTAGCACCGGTGAAAATTATGAACTGAGATTATTACGTGGAGAGTTAAACAATGTCACAAAATAAAAAACACGTGCACGCTGAGTTAATGATGCAATATGCACAAGACGCTCTGAAAACCGACGAGCCGTGGCTGATGTGGGAGCGGCTTTATACTGAAGCAATCGGCTGGGAACAATGTCCACACAATCCGGGATGGAACCCAGAATTTAAATATCGTCGTAAACCCGAAATAATCACTGTCGGTTCTGTGAGTTTTCCAAAGCCAATAAGTGAAGCTCCTGCGCTCGACACTTTATGTTATGTTGTTGCTATACGCAGTAATATTAATATTCACCGTATTACTTGGCATAACGGTTCGCCGATGTTTAGCAATTTCTTAAAGCAAGGGCTTATTCATTTAACGGAAGATGCCGCTCAGCAACACTTAGAAGCGTTAATTAAGATAAATAGGGGGGAATTCTAATGAACTCACTCGAAAAGATGGCTCATAAATATAAATTAACTGGCGATGACTTTAAGTCACCAAAGCTAACTGACGGCTTATTATATCCGCTCGTCATGTTGTATGTTGCGTCAGCGATTATTTTCTTACTGAAATAAAACTTTTCTGCATTCTTATACGGGGGGAAGCATGGCAAATACAGAAGCATTTCGCTTTGCTGAAATAAAAATGGGAAAACGGGCTGATGCACTTAATCAGTTATCAGCAATACGATATCAACACTTTTGCGGGAATGAAAAAGAGTTAGGCGAGTTTATTTCACTCATGCGAGATAAGTGGGAATGGCCGGATAGCTTCTTATTTAATAAGCGGGTTCTGATAGCTATTTTCAATCTCGCTAATATTCCCGAAGAGCGACACAATATTAGCTTTAATGAATTCACTCATGATGAGAAGAAATCATTAGTACGAACAATTAACCACTTAAAAGTCGTGGCTAGCATATTTCCAGAGCGATTATCTATGCCCCGTTAATTGATAATTAATTTTAATGGCGTAAACCCGCCCGGCCTTTTATTACCTAAATAAAGGAAAGTGAAAATGAGAAATATCGAAAAGAGAAAAATAAAAATTGGCGGCAAAGTTGAAGACAATACTTTGCTTGAATTGCTTAACGACGCACGCGCAGACGAAAGGCAATGCTGCGCGGCTCGCTTTTCAGCACGTCTTGCAAAACTCTCAACGCGCATTCTTAAGCATAAGCTTGATTATGCCAATGCTTCTCTGTTGCTAACTGATGAAGCGCGTGAAATCGAACGTCAAGCGGGGGAATGGCATTATGTCTGATTCTGTTGATATTGCTGAGAAACATATTACGGCAACTTTAGAGCGCCAAATCAGATCTGTTACTGACCGCCACATTAGCGTTTCAGCTTTTGAGTGTGAGGATTGCTGTAATTCTATCTCAGAAGAACGCAGGAAAGCAGTGGCAGGAGTCACTCGCTGTATGACATGCCAGTCAATTCTTGATCTTAAAAACAGACATTACCGGAGCATATGAAATGGCTAATAAAACCATTCTGAAATGGGCGGGCAGTAAAGCCCGCATCATGGATAAATTACATTTACCAGCCGGGAAGCGGCTGGTAGAACCTTTCGCAGGTTCATGCGCTGTCATGATGAATACGGATTATGACGAGTATTTAATTGCTGATATCAATTCAGATCTGATTAATATGTATCAGCAAATTAAAAATGATGTTGAATTATTTATAGAATTATCACGAGATTTTTTTAAGTTCTATAATAATGAGCATGGCTTTTATCTGTTGAGAGACAAGTTTAACTCAGAGTTGCCAGAATGCCGTTCCCCGCTTATCCGTGCTGTCTGGTTTTTATATCTGAATCGTCATTGTTTCAACGGCTTGTGCCGATATAACAAAAGTGGTCATTTCAATGTGCCGTTTGGTAAATATAAATCGGTGTATTTCCCGGAAGATGAAATTCGTGCTTTTGCTGAAAAAGCGCAGCGAGCGACGTTTATTTGTGCTGACTGGAGAGAGACATTGCAGCTTGTTAAAGCTGATGATGTTGTATATTGCGATCCGCCCTATCTTGGTAAATTCACCAATTATCACAGTCATCATTTCAGCTTTAGTGAACAGCATAAACTGACGAATGCATTAATCACATTACATAGCAAATCGGGTAATTCTATTGTTGTATCAAATAGCATAGATGCCAAAAGCATTTATGAAGGTTTTGATGTTTTTGATATTACAGAAATTACAGTTCAACGTTCTATTGCAGCGTCAAGCAATAGCAGAAAGCCCGCGGCAGAAATTATTGCCAGTCTGTTGATGGAGGTAGCTAATGATTGATATTCGGTGTCATGCAGATAGTACCATCAATGTTATCTCTGTCTCAGGCGGTAAAGATTCTTTAGCTCAGTGGCTGTTGGCTATTGAAAATGGCGTAAATCATATTGCTGTATTCGCAGATACGGGGCATGAACACCCACAAACTATGGAATATTTGGATTATCTGGAAAACCGCTTGGGGAAAATCCAACGGGTACGCGCCGATTTTTCGAATCAAATAAATGCTAAACGGGCGTTTATCAAGGCACGTTGGCCTATCAGCCTTGTCACAGAATGTGGAATGACTGCGGCACAAGCAGAAAATCGCATCATTGCCGCACTCAAAGTCTTGTTTCCTACCAATAACCCGTTTCTTGATCTGTGCATGTTAAAAGGACGTTTCCCATCAACAAAAGCACGATTTTGCACCTTCGAGCTTAAGCATAAACCCATCTCCGAGCAGATTATCAAGCCTTTGTTATCTGAATTTGATGAGGTTATTTCGTGGCAGGGTGTTAGAGCGCAAGAGTCGCCAGCGCGTGCGGGTTTACCTGTTTGGGAATCGGATATTGATGATACTGCGGGGCTGTCTGTTTATCGCCCGATTTTGTCATGGACACATGAGCACGTTTTTGCACTGGCAAAAAAGCACGGCATTAAACCTAATCCTCTGTATCAGCAAGGTTGCTCCCGTGTTGGGTGTATGCCATGTATTCATGCCTGTAAATCTGAACTGGCGGAGATATTTGCTCGCTTCCCTGATGAGATTGCTCGTGTCGCACGATGGGAACGTGTAGTTGCAGCTTGCTCCCGTCGCGGTAATTCCACTTTCTTTCCTTCCCATCAAGACCCCGTAAAACGGGAACGCCGCATTGATTGCGTAACTCTAGAGTCTCACGGCATAGAGACATACCGTGACTGGGCGATGACCTCTAGGGGGGGGGGGGGCGTCAGTTTGATTTATTGGCCGAAGAAAATTCATATCATGCGTGTAGTTCTGTTTATGCTGGGGTGTGTGAGTGATGCATATTGAAGAGCGCAACGGCGATTATCACGCCGTAAGGCGTCAACAGTATGAAATGTTTAAACCGGGGTTGCCACATAGCGCAACTCTGGCAGAGCGTGTTTTATGGGATATCAATCCCGATGATCATGATTGGCGTCACCAGTATATTGGTCGGATGCCTGATTTTCTGGCGAAATACTTTTCTGTCCGTTATACGAAAATCTATAAAGAATCAGGTCGTCGTCGGGCTAATACATTCTTACGTAAAACCATCGGTGAGAGTGTATTACCCCGATTTGACAAGGTGATGTCTCGTTATGCTTTCAAGCACATTACGTCCGGTATTGCACCGTGGCCTTTCATTGAGCAGTTGAGTAACTTGCCAACACTTGATCGAACTGAAATTAAACAGCTTGCCTGGGAAATCTCACGTTTTATTGCCGAAAGCTATGAAAATGCGTCTACGCGTTTTGCCGAACAGTTACCGAAAGACGAAAACGAAGCGCGTAAACGCCTTGTTGATATTTATACCTTGATTGCCGGGTTAACCATACAAGCCGGCACAAATGCGCCCTATTGGCAGCAATTTACAAAAGGCCGGAAAAAACCGACTGATGATCAATTGTGTTCTGGTTTGTTGCGCATGATGTCTGATAAATGGTGGTACAGCCGTTTAAAGCGCATGCGTGATATTCGTGCTGAACATTTAGCTATTGCAGTGGGGCAAGTTCAAAAAGCTGCATCATCTTACGTTTCACGCTCTGCATTGCGTGAGTGGAAAGAACAGAAGCGTCTTAACTGGGAATTTATTAAAGAATTTGATTTAGAAAATGATCAAGGTGAGCGGGTTTCTTTAGAAGAGATGGTGCTAGCAAGTGTCGCTAATCCATCCGTTCGTCGATGTGAATTGATGGTGCGTATGCGCGGTTTTGAGGATTTGGCGGATGAATTAGGCTGTGTGGGTGAGTTTTATACTATTACAGCTCCTTCTAAATATCACGCCGTTCATAGCGGCGGGGGCTTTGTGTCTAACTGGAATGGCTCAAGCCCCAGAGATACCCAACAATATCTTTGTAAGGTTTGGGCAAAAATTCGTGCCGCATATTCGCGGGCGGGTATTAACGTTTTTGGTTTTCGGGTTGTCGAACCACATCATGACGGTACCCCGCATTGGCATTTGCTATTGTTCGTTCGCCCCGAGCATGTTGACGAATTGCGAGATATTTTTTGCCATTACGCCCGTATTGAAGATTCCGAAGAATTACAAAGCCAAGAGGCACTAAAAGCGCGTTTTCATGTTGAACCTATTGATAGGGAACGCGGCAGCGCAACGGGTTATATCGCCAAGTACATTTCTAAGAATATAGATGGTTACGCGCTTGATGATGATATTGATGATGAGACGGGCGAGAAAATTAAAGATATGGCCAAGGCTGTATCTGCGTGGGCGAGTCGTTGGCGCATTCGTCAGTTTCAACAAGTCGGCGGTGCGCCCGTCACTGTTTGGCGTGAGTTGCGTCGGTTGCCGGGTGATGAGCAAATTTTATCTGATGTGGACATGGATAATGTCAGATTTGCTGCGGATATAGGCAACTGGTACGCATACACAGAATTTCAGGGAGGCCCGCTCGTGGCACGCAAAGATTTAACCGTGCGTTTATCTTATGAAATTACTGAGCAGGGTAATGCATACGGTGAAGATGTTCAGCGTATCGCAGGCATTTATTCGCCACGACTGGGTGATGCATCATCTTATATCACACGTGATGTTAAGTGGCAGCTAGTCCCGAAGTCCGACTCTCAACCAACCAGCCAGCAAGATGCAAAAGGAGGGGGTTTGGTTTTTCCTGGCGCCTTTAGCGCCCCTTGGAGTTCTGTCAATAACTGTACGCGGGGGTATCAAGTACGGTCAAACAAGGATGAATTAGTAGAAAAAGTCATCGACTATGCCGATTCAATTGGACTGAATTTCGGCAAAGCCGAAGTACAATCATTAATTATCGGAGGAAAAATCAATGTAGATGAGAAGTGTTATCAACTATGTTCTGACGGTTCGTTACGTCAGACAGTGACAGAGTATCAGCAACAAGCGCGTCGCAATGCGCTATTGCAGCGCATTAACCAACTCAACAGAGGTAATTTATGAATTTAGTATTAAGCGCCAAACAAATTAAAGACTTGGCCGAGTTTGTCGGTTTTTCTGTGACCGCGACTGGACGTGTCGGTAAGGATTGTTATGAGGAATATGTGATTTGCGGGGGCACGATTGCAGAAGATCCTGTTGGCAACACACCGGAATACAACGGCTTGATTGTGCAAGCCACTACCTGGTCGGGTAAATACCCATTAACAAATCAATCTGTGCACTGCCACAACTGTTTTGTAGAATTGTATCCGCTCGCTCAGTCCGATATGTGTGACCGTTGTCGTGAGGAAAGTGAATAATGACTGACTACTCAACTACAACTGCGCGTACGTGCGCAATAAATAGCGTTCTGTCAGAAATGACAAAGCAGGATGAACTCTGGGGCGCTGACCGCGATCATGACCCGTTCGTATGGGCTTCAATTTTGGGCGAGGAAATAGGCGAGTTTAACCAGGCTATTCTTCATGATCAGTTTGGTGGCGGTCACGCAGGAACGGCAAGAGATGAAGCGGTACAGATTGCCGCCGTCGCGCTGCAAATTATTGAGTATTACGACCGTAAAAATTGACCAAATAGCCCGTTTATACGGGCTGTTTTTTGCATTAAATGACGAATAAGTTATGCTTAAAGAAGCAAGGACGTTAACTGGCTAAAATGAACTTAACTGTCTTGTTGTTGTCTAACGTCATATAAGCTCTGTTGAGTTGTGTACATAGGTGTATGATTTGTTTGAAAATAGGAGGTAACTATTATGTCATTTGCATTAGATCCGACCGAACGCCTCGCCCGGGTTCTGAAAGAAAATAAGAGAAAATTTGCGGTAAGTAAAGATGGCTATGTCTCTATCGACTTGAATAATAAAGAAGTGATTTCTGAGATAAAACAACGGTTTGAAAAGTTTGAAGAAATGGAACACAGTTTTGTACAGGGAAGTAAATGAACACAATACTTATCGCAATCATACTTATTAGTGGTTACATTTACGTCAATTTATCATTATCAACAAGGTATAAATATAAGCGTTCCGAGGGTTGGGACGCTTATTTTTTTGTCGCTACGTGGGGTGTTGTGTTTGTTTTTGGGGCCTGGTTCCTCTGTTCACTTCTGAGCGCAGCAGGTTTGTTTCGCTGGCTGATCAATTCAATGCTGCATTGGAAAGCCGATGTTTTCCAACAATTTTTCCCGATTTCTTTCGAAAAAGACAGTAATCATCTTAAGGAGTTAAAGGTTACGGTCTGGGGATTGGTATCGATTGGCCTTGCAAGTCTCTTCGGATATCTGAGCAAGCGTAAAACAGAAAAAGGTGATCGTCGGTTCGACGCGTTGGCTCGCGCCGTGGGGAACAACCCTGTTGAAAATATGTTGATGGAAGCTTCTGTCAGGCAATTTCCGGTTATTGTCACTTTAAGTTCAAGAAAATTCTATGTCGGGATTGTATCATGTCCGGCTTTTGAACATGGCGATTGTCATCATATAGAGTTGTTGCCACTATGGAGCGGTTATCGTGATAAAGACACATTAACGATCAACATAACAACTAACTATCGTCGCCATTATATTGAGAGTATCGGCGGGCTTGCGTTAAGTGATTTTCGAACGCTTATCGATAAAAGTGTAATAGAATCAATATCTTTTTTTGATCCTCACACTTACTCTATTTTTAAACAGCACGAAGAATATGACAAGCAAGCATGTAAATCACTCGATCACAACTTTCAGCCGCGAAAATAGTCACCGCATAGCATAAATAGAGAGATAAATTAGGTTGCAGTCGCAGCCTTTTATTTTCTTGATTACCTCTTAATATTCTTAAATTTATCTCACAAATTCCTTGCGCAAATCTGCATAATTTTGCACAATAATCACCACGCCAGTAATTCCCTCCCACGCCAGACCCGGCAAGACCTCATCAACTCCGCACAATTGCACAAAAACGCCCCCTTTTTGCGTGCGGGCGAGGCGGGGGAGCAAGCGCGAGCCAAGAGGGGTATTAGCAGGTTACTTTGGTGATCTCGGTAATCGCGAAATAGGCCGCTGATACCGCGTCAGAGCCGCACAGAGATGCGGATGTCATAACGTTCAAGGCGGGGGACGGAAAAGAAAGAAAATGAACACAGCGCGATTGAGTGACGATTAAATGCGTTGTGTCCGTGGAAAGGTTGGTTTGGTAGTTATTTGTTGCTGTTCAACGCATCAAGCAAAGCGTAGCGATTGAATTGCACAACGGCTTCACCCGCCCAATCATTGACTGACTTCAAGCTTTCAATAATGGGGCTAAGTTCGTTGATAGAAAAAACTTTCGCCGCTTTCTCAATATCCCCGAAGTTACCCCCACTCGTGGGAACAATCCCCATTAATTGCGGCGGTACGCGGTGCATAGCTAGCATGTCGTCGCGGGTGGCTTCTTTAACGTTAGTAAATTCATCTTTGGCGCTGATTTGGCTGAATGGTAGGATTTGCAATCCGTCTTTTTTCCCGTTAGCTGCATAGACAAACAGGTTCTTGAATGCGCCCCCTCGCCGCGATTTTTGCAACGCGGTTTTCAGATTGTCTACGCCTCTGGGATCAGCCAGTGCATCGGTCAGATAGACAATAACGCCGGCATGACTGCCGTTTTCGTAATAGTTCATTCTGAATGCGGTTGCCGAGCGGTTGAGGTTTGCCGAGAGAAGACCGGCCAGGTACTCGGGTAAACCGTAAATTTCTTGATGAATGTCGGGGTTCATCAGATGAAAAATGCTGCCCGCCTTGAATTCAAATTCTTGTAGCCAGCTTTGTACGAACCAGTATTTGTCGATTTCTTCTCCCCGTCGTGTGTACTTTGCTGGCGTGTGCTTGAGCTTTAACAGTCCGCCAACTCGATTCATTCGCTTTTCAAGATAGGCATTACCAAATACCAAATAATCCAGTACATAGGCGGCCATGTCCTGTCGTGACAATAACGGGTGAGGTTTAAAGCAGCTCATGATCACATTACGTTTAAAAAATAGGGGCGACTGATGGTAAACCGCCGCCGAAAATGCGCGTGCCAGCCCATAAAAATCAATGGGGGTTTCATACCAGCGGCCATTTTTGGCGCATTCCATGCAATCAAGCAGATCCCAACCGGATGTAATTGGCGTGGGCGTATCAAAAGTAAAGGCCGCGCACTGTGCCGCGTCGTCGCTAATGGTATTCGTTACTTCGGGTAGATATGTGTGCATGATTAAAACTCCGTTACAAAAGACTCATTAGTGCCCGCGTCGCTGGATATGGGTTCCACGTACAGAACATTCATCACAGCCCAAGCAATGTCACCATGATCAATGCCGCGTGTGCGGTCGGCGTCATAAGTCACAACACCGCCCTGTGTAATTATTTTCTTAATAGACATAAACGAAGTAGCGACTTGTTTCATGCCGGCATCGTATTCAAACCGGCCGGAACGGATTAGCATTTGTGCTTTCATCACCAGAAGACGTTTAAGCGGTGCGGAATATTTCAATAGGGTTGCTGCCGGGAACCATTTACAAACCAGTTCATGCACGGCTTCACCTGTGCCGCCTGTGCCATCTATCGTGATCCCTGCCACGTTATAGCGCTCAGTGAGTTTGCGGATTTCTTCGGCCTGCTTCTCAAAAGCCATGCCGCGACATTGCAGGGCTTCAATGACTCGCCATTTACCGCCGCTAACAGCAGGTGGTGACATGACAACCAGCCCTAAACCGTCACCGTTGCCGCCTGTACCAGTTGGATCGGCACCGATGTAGACGGGTTTGCGTCCTAGCGGCCGCTGCGCATAGGGTTTCCAGTCCGGCCAGACATTATCGTTGTAACCGTCAACACCGCATTTAATCACTTCGTTATAGTCAAAAGCTCGTTCACCAGATTTAACAAAAATGCAGCGGTAAAGATTATCAAAATCCCCAGGGTTGTTTTCACTCTCGATTTCTTCTAAATCAACAAGATTCAGACCTGCCGCGATAGCGTCATGAATAGTCACGATCTGTCGCCAGATGTTATCTCCGCACAGCACGCCATGCCGTAATGTGCTATGACTGGTATCAATAACGACTTGTTTCTTGCCGGGGCGGGCTTTATTAAAAAAGTCCCCTGTCCAGAACGGGAAACCCTCGTGTTCCTCGCTGGACGGTACCGAAAAATAAGTTCGTCTTAATCCGGTGTGGGTTGCCATCCCTGCGGCCACTTTGCGCAGATTCATAAAATTGCTGACCCAAAAGAATTCATCGAAATAGAGATCGCCGGTATAGGATTGCGCGGTTGCTGCCGATGTGCCGAGAAAATGCAGCGTCGCCCCATTGGACAAAATGATCTCGTCACCGCCCTTGAGCTCAACACCGACTTGCCGCGCGACAGCCTGGATAAATTTCTTGAACTGATATGCCTGCGCCCGGCTAGCAGACAGAAAAATCTGGTTATTGCCGGTTTCCAGCGCGGTGATCAGTGCTTCGCGGGCAAAATACCAGGTTGCCCCAATTTGCCGCGATTTTAGTATCATGCGGTTGCGGCGGTCTTTCTGTTTGTACCAGCGTTTTTGATACTCAAACAGGGATTCATAGACCAATGCCCGCAATGCAACGATTTGTTCATCACTAAAGTGATTTTTCGGGGTTTTTGCTTTTTTCTTCCCTTCTTTTTTGGCTTCAGCGCGATCGAAACGTTCCAACTGGCGATAAAGAAAATCAAGCGTCTTGAAGTCATGCGGTGTCAGGGTTTCTTTCGCCTGTAATCGTAATATTTTTACGTGAAGCTCGCCGTTGACGCGCTCGATGGGGTTGGCTTCATCCCATTTATCGCGCCGCCGCCAGGAGTAAATCGTGTTCGCACTGACGCCCAGCTGTTTTGCTATTTGCGAAACGCTGTAGGCTTGCCAGTACAGGCTTTTGGCTTCATATCGTTCTGTCGTCATCATGCCGCCACTTTCCCACAGCCCGCGCGTGCGCCGCTATGATTCCCGCCTGTCACAGTGCCACGACACGGCGAAAGCTTTGAGTCAAAAAGCCGTGGCTGCGAACATAGCACCATCAAAAGTCAGAGGTCTTGTTGGAGAAGTGGCTATGCCAAAAACCATTAAATTAACGGTCTGCACGGAGGGAATGACGCTCAATGGCTTTGCCGTCACCCGCGAACAGATCCAGCAAATGGCGGATAACTATAACCCCCGTCTGTATGCGGCACGTTTGAATCTGGAACACGTGAAAAGCCTGTATCCAGACAGCCTGTTTCGTCATTATGCCCTCGTCAAGTCAGCCGGTGCTTATGAAATCAAAGACGGTCCGCTACAGGGCAAGCTGGCGCTAGAAGTCACTGTGGAGTTGGACGAAGAGAAAGACGCGGCGGTGTTCAAGCTGAACCAGACCGGACAGAAGATCTTTTCCAGCATTGAATTTTACTCGTGCTTTCCTCAGACCCAGAGTGCTTATCTGACCGGGATTGCGTTGACCGATACGCCTGCCGCCGTGGGCACAGAGCTGATTAAATTAAGCGTTCAGGAACGTGGGTTACCAAGTAGCGATGACCGTTATTTGTCTGCTTCATTAGAAACCGCCGTCGAACTGATTGAAGGCGTAGAACAAAGCAATGCCGCCGATAAATCCATCGGTGAGAAGTTTGTGCTGTCCGTGAAAAAAGCACTGGGGCTGCACCGCGATCATAACAACGCGGAATTAAACACCTTGCGGGAGATGGTGCAATTAACCGCTGAAAAATGCGGTGAAGCCCTTAATCAAGTGCAAAAGTTGTCCCAACTGGAAGTGCTATACACCAGTCAGTCGGAAAAAATCACTGCGCTTGAAAATGAACTCTCTACGCTGAAAAACCAACTCAGCCAGCAGGATAATTCATCAACACATCGACCACTGGCAAATGGTTCAACCCAAGTGTTAGCCGATTATTAATTGCTTACAGGAATTTTATCTATGTCACTCAGTAACGAAGGACGTCAACAATATCTGTCCTACCTTGATCAACAAGGCAAATTAAACGGCGTCAGGCGCGAAGGGGATAGCATTCAATTAACTGTGACCCCCGCTGTTCAGCAGCGCCTTGAAAAAGCAAAAATGGAAGCCAGCCCCTTTTTGAAAGAAATCAATTCTATCGGCGTAACCGAGCAAGAAGGGGAAAAAATCGGCGTGGGTATCAACCGCACCATTGCTAGCCGTAATACATCAACCACGGAACGCCGTGAGCCAGTCAGTGTCCATGATTTAAAGGCTAACCGCTATCGTTGTGAGCAAATTAACTTTGATACCTTTGTCGGCTATACGCAGATTGATGCATGGAATGACCACCCGCAATTTCAGCAACTGATTAGCCAGCAGATTGTCCAGCAGGAAGCCAATGACCGTCTAATGATTGGTTTTAATGGCACGTCGTGCGCCCTGAAATCCGACCGTGCAAAAAACCCGCTGTTGCAAGATGTCAATATCGGCTGGTTACAGCACATGCGCGACAACGCCCCGCAGCGTGTGATGAAAGGCATTACTATTACCCGTCGTGATGAGGATGGGAAAATCATTAAGAAAGGCGACTACGGCAACTATGACGCCGCTGTTTATGACGCGGTGACTTCTTTGCTTGATCCGTGGCATCAGAACGCCCCCGGTTTGCTCGCTATCACCGGTTCACGCCTGACGACCCAGAAAAATTTCAAGATCCTGAACCAGCACAGCCAAAACAGCCCGAACATGGAGCTACTGGCGGGTAATGAGTTGATGAAGCTTAGTACGCTGGGTGGTCTGCCGACGATGAGAGTCCCTTTCTTTCCTGACGGTACTATTTGGATCACCACCTTTAAAAACCTGTCGCTCTATTGGCAGAAAGGGAAATACAACCGCTATATCAAAAACGAGCCGGAATACAACCGCATAGCAACCTATGCGCAAAGCAATGACGGTTATGTTATTGAAGACTATGGCCTGAGTTGTCTGATCGAGGGGATTTCGTTGGCAAGCGCAGAAAGCGGCGGCGAAGAATAAGTCACAGTATCCGGTGCCGTCATCATTCGGCACTGGCACGAGGGGGAATGATGCTGACACCGGCACAACAACATTGGCAACAGGTTATGGCTTCACGCCGTGGCGATGAAATTATGTCATCAGAAGCGCTGACTGCATATGAACAGATATTACACCGCCTGCGCATTGATCAGTCACGGTTATCTGTCCTGCAAGGCACAGAGCGAAAAATTGACTACAAACGCGAAGTCATTGCGCATTATGACAGTTGGATTAACGGAGTATTAGACGCTGACACCGGTCAGGCCGACGAGGTACTCATTCACGTAATGATTTGGGACATGGACATTGGTAATTACGCGCGGGCACTGACGCTGGCCGAGTATGTCATTCGCCATAACCTGCCCTTGCCCGATCACTATCGCCGTACAGTGGGACCATTATTAGTAGATGAGATTTGCGATAAAGCACTAACGATTTTTTCAGCGTGTAGCGAGTCCGTTGAGCCTGTCCCTCTCGCAATACTGGAGCGACTCGCTGAATTGGTTGAGCCGCTGGACATGCCCAGCCAAGTTAGAGCCAAGCTATTTAAAACAGTGGCGTATACCTTGCGCCTCAGTGAGCGGCGGGCAGACAAAGAACGCGCATTATCTCTTATGCAGCAAGCATTGTTATTGTTTGCCAATATCGGGGTGAAAAAAGATATCGAAACGCTGACGAGAGAATTAAAAAAAACCGCTGATGACTCGGCTTCGCCGGATAACGCAGTAGCTGAGCCCCCAAAGACGAAACCCGCAGCGACTGGAAAAAAAACGACCAAGACAAAAACAACAGCGGCGAAGAATAAATCTTCACGTTAACTGAATGCACCCCGCGTGCCAGGCGGCACGGTGATCAGACCGGTTTTTAAACTCAGTCCGTTTTGCCGTTCACCGCCGTTTCTTTCAGCAGGTGAATTATGAGCTTAGTAGCAGCCAAACAACCTCATCCTATCGATACTCATGCCGATATCAATGACGGTGGGGCAAAAGTCACTTCTGGTACATTCTGGCCGGAGATAACGTTATCTGATTTGCGCAATTCGATGCGCCTGAACGGCGCAGTGACAACTGAGCGATTGATACACATCACTGTTGAAGCGGTGTTATATGTCAATCAATTGCTGTCTGCGTGGCAACAAGAGCAGGAAGAAAACGGCTTTGCTTCACTCGTTTCGGTTCCTTCTCCTGCTATCAACGACACTACGGCGTATGTTTTTCGCTACCGCCACGCGGTTTACAGCTTCACTAAAGCTTTGCTGATTGAAAATTATCGCGACATTGACACAACACGCGACGGAGAAAAACACGCCGAGGCGTTGAGCACACAAATTGATGATCTGCGACGGGATGGACAAAATGCCCTCCGCGATGTGCTCGGTAAAAATCGCATGATAGCGGAGTTGGTTTGATGGAAGTGCAGGCGCTACAGGGGGATACCGTTGATCTATTGTGTCAACGTTATTACGGACGTACGCAAGGTGTTGTTGAAGCTGTGTTAAGCGCTAATAACGATATTTGCAACACGACGCTGTTGCGCCCCGGCCAGCTTATTATCTTGCCCGATTTCACGCCACCGCCGCAGGATAGCATTGTTCAATTGTGGGATTAAATTAAGACACTAGGCTGTACAACTTAGGGAGCCTGTGAAGGAAAGGATGATACATGAAAAATCAGCCTGACATCTTGTTTCAATTATGGGAGTGGCTGTTATCAGTTAGAGAGCAGGGTATAGGTGCCGCGCTGGCCGCCGCAATGGCGTATCTCAGAGGTCGCTATAACGGCGGTAAATTCTGGACAACGATTATGGACGCCATTATGTGTGCCATGATTGCCTGGTTTATTCGTGATGTGCTGGATTTCTTTGGTATGAGCACGGATTTGGCTTACATCGGCAGCGTCATTATTGGCTATCTTGGCACCGACTTTTTCGGTCAGTTAATGCGCGGAACGTTAAATAACAAGGCGGGAATAAAGAATGAAGAATATGAGCCGAGGCATCCGAAATCATAACCCTGGCAATATCCGTTGGGGTGATGACTGGCAAGGTCTGGTACCGGGGGGATCACAACATATCGATAAATCGTTCTGTCAGTTTGTTAGCCCTGAATATGGTATTCGGGCAATGATTAAAATTATTCAGAATTACAATCGCAAATATGGAATTAATACAGTCAGCGGCATTATTTCACGATGGGCCCCCCATAATGAAAATAATACTGATGCCTATATTAGTCACGTATGTAAAGACGCGAAAGTGGCTCGTGATCAGGTTGTTGATGTATTTAATAAAGAATTTATGACAAAGCTTATTAAGTCCATTATTACCATGGAAAATGGTAGTCAACCTTATAGCGATTCGGTCATTGATAAAGCCTTTTCCCTTTTGTAGGGCGATATTATGAAGTTTAATTCTCATGGTTATACGGTGATTGCGCTGGCGCTTGTCTGTCTTATTGCTTATCACTATCGAAGTCAATATACAGACCAGCTTAATACAAGCCTCAGGCTGCAAAACGAGTTGCTGGAACAACAGAATGAAATTGTTAATCAGCAGGAGAAAATAAAGCGCCTGTCTGAACTGGATAATCAGAATATAAAGGAACTTGCTCGTGCGAAATCTGAAATTGATGTGCTTCGCAACGATGTTACCGCTGGTCGTCGCCGGTTGCGCGTCGCGGCCACCTGTCATCAAGGCAAAGCCGGTTCCTCCGGCAGCGTGGGCCATGCAGACACCCCACGACTTAACCCATCAACTGAACAAGATTATTTCGATTTCCGAAGAATGATTGTTGAGAACGAACAACAAATAAAATATTTGCAGGACTACATTAAAACCCAGTGCCAATAACGGGGGAAATATGCTGAAAACAAAGCTGATGAGAGACATTATCACAAAACACAATCCCTTTTTTGTTCAAAATCCAGACCGGCTGGAAGTGTATGTAACTGAGGGAAATCTGATAGCAACTGGCACGACTTCACCGTCATTTTTGTATCAATATAAATTGCATGTGCTAGCACTTGATTACCCGGCATCACTCGATAGCCTCAGTATCCCGGTGCTTGAATGGGCGCGTCGGCATCAACCTGACCTGTTATTTAATCCTGATCAGCGTACAGACGGCATTAAATTTGACGCGGATATTTTAAGTGATGGTACCGCAGATATTTTATTTGTATTGCGAACAACTGAACGCGTCATTGTTCATGCAGAAAACGGGCAATTGACAACACACCATCTTGATGAGCCTCCTTATCCTTCTAGTCCCGATCCTTGGGGGGTATTGGCGGGGACGTACAGCAATGACGGAAAATAATTCACTGTTCATTACGCTTGATAATGAACTGCAAAGATTAATCAGTACAACAAAACCAGTATATCGCCGCAGGCTAGCTAACAAACTGGCAAAAGCGATTCGTGCTGACCAACAGAAACGCATTCGCAGTCAAAAAAATGTGGATGGCACCCCTTATGAGCCTCGCCGCCGTCGCGTATTGCGCTCACAAAAAGGCATTAAATTTTTGTACCAAGGAGATGTACGCACGTTGAAAAATTGGCGGGCAACCCGTGGTCGGCGGGGGCGTATGATTACCGGCTTTGATGAAGAACGTAACGCGGTGCGCTCATTTTATCGCAGCGGCATAGAGCGTTATCTGGAAATCAATCACAGTGAAGTGAAAAAAACATCAAATCGCCGCGATCCGATGTTCCGGCGATTGAGAACCGCCCGTTTTCTTAAGTCCAGCGCATCATCATCAGCCGCTGTTGTTGGCTTCCAGGGACGAGCCGCCGCAATTGCTCGTCAGCATCAGTATGGTTTGGAGGGCAGTATTAACGCTCTTGCGGAGGTGCGTTATCCGCAGCGCCAATTATTGGGCCTCACACCCCATGATCGGTTGCAATTGATTGAACTGATTTATCATGACTTAGTAGGACAATTATGACATTAGCCGAATTGCACCGACTGTTAACAAATATTATCCGCGTCGGTTTAGTCACAGACATTGATCTTGTCGGTCATCGTTGCCGTGTGCAAACCGGCGGCTTAAAAACCGACTGGTTGTGTTGGTTGACACTGCGAGCAGGTCGTTCCCGAAATTGGTGGGCACCCAGTATTGGCGAACAGGTTTTATTGCTGTCTGTAGGGGGAGAATTGACAACCGCCTTTGTATTACCGGCCGTTTATTCTGATCAATTTCCGGCACCGTCAGTTTCTGCCGACGCTGTTCATATCGCTTTCCCTGATGGGGCAGTAATGGAATATGAACCGGCGTCCAGTGCCTTAAAAGTAACTGGTATTAAAACCGCAACGGTGAATGCGTCTGAATCAGTCAGTGTAACCGCACCAAAAATCACTTGCATCGCGAGCAGTAATATCACGCTTGATACACCAGAAGTCATTTGCACCAATTTACTGACAACAGCCAGCTTGGTAGTGCAAAAAGGCGGGAAAATGGCGGGCAATATTGAACATAGCGGCGGGCAATTCAGCTCAAACGGGGTGATCGTGGATTCACATAAGCACACCGGCGTTAAATCAGGCGGTGATACATCAGGGGGCCCCGCATAATGAAATTTTTGGGTATGAATAAGCAAACCGGCCGCAACATGACTGATATTGAACACGTTCGCCAAAGCATCACCGATATTTTGATGACCGCTATCGGCGCTCGCGTTATGCGCCGTGAGTACGGTTCATTGCTGCCCGCACTGATTGATCAGCCGCAAAATCCGGCCTTGCGTTTAAAAATCATGAGCGCATGTTATCTGGCTATTTTGCGCTGGGAACCCCGTGTACGACTGACAGCGATTACATTTCAGCGTACAGAGGCGGGAGAAATGCACGTTGAAATAACCGGCGTTCATATTAATGGCAATGATTTAGCGATAGCTATTCCTGTGAGGTGAAACTATGCCAACTATTGACCTAAGCCAGTTGCCGCCACCTGATGTCGTCGAGCCACTGGATTATGAAAGCTTGTTGGCTGAACGTAAAGCCAGGCTGATATCTCTTTATCCCGAAGCGCAACGAGCTGCAATCACTCGTACGCTTGAGCTGGAATCTGAGCCAATTGTGAAATTATTACAGGAGAATGCTTATCGGGAATTGTTGCTACGTCAACGCGTGAATGAAGCCGCCCGCGCGGTAATGGTAGCCTATGCAACGGGTAGCGATTTAGATCAGTTGGGCGCAAATAATAATATCTCACGATTAATATTACAGAATGCCGATGACAGTACTATCCCGCCAACTCCTGCGATCATGGAATCTGATAGAGATTTTAGGGTTCGTATCCCGCAGGCTTTTGAAGGGCTAAGTGTTGCCGGTCCTGTTGCGTCTTATGAATATCATGCCCGTAGCGCCGATGGCCGTGTTGCTGATGCATCGGCTATCAGTCCGTCACCGGCCAATGTCACTGTGACTATTATGTCGCGGGAAAATAATGGTGTTGCTTCACAAGATTTACTCAATAAAGTCGCAGCAGCACTGAATGACGAGAACGTTAGGCCCGTTGCTGACCGACTGGTCGTTCAATCAGCTAAAGTAGTTGAATATCAGATTGATGCCGTGCTTTATCTCTATCCAACACCAGAATCTGAGCCTATCCGTATTGCCGCTGAACAACAAATGAAACGCTATACAGAAACTCAACATCGACTGGGGCGTGATATTCGGTTATCTGCCATTTATGCCGCGCTGCATGTGGAAGGGGTGCAACGCGTGGAATTGAAATCACCCACAACTGACGTCGTGTTAGATAAAACTCAAGTGTCATTTTGTACCGTCGCAAAACTGAGCGTTGGGGGTTCTGATGAATGACCGCCTATTACCAATAGGTTCTGCGGTTTTGGAGGTGGCCGCAGCTAAAGCATGTGCACAATTACAAGACGTGCCGGTACCACTTCGCCAGCTCTGGAATCCTGATACTTGCCCGGTGGAATTATTGCCTTATTTGGCGTGGGCGTGGTCCGTTGATCGTTGGGATGAAAACTGGCCGGTAACGACTAAGCGAGAGGTAATAAAAAACTCACTATTTTTGCACAAACATAAGGGCACTATTGGTGCTATCCGCCGTGTGGTGGAGCCGTTGGGCTATTTCATTCAAATAAAGGAATGGTGGCAAACCAATGATGCGCCCGGCACTTTCCGACTTGAAATCGGCGTTCGTGAGAGCGGGATTACCGCTGAAATATTTTCAGAGCTTGAGCGTTTAATCTCTGATGCTAAACCCGTAAGCCGTCACTTAATTGGTTTAGCTGTTAGTTTAGATATATCGGGTGTCATTCACTGCGCGGCAACAAGCTATATCGGCGATAGTCTGACAGTTTACCCCTATTTGCCAGAACTGATTGAAACCAAAGGTACCGCTCATGCGGGATCAGCGGTTCATTTGATTGATACGATGAGGATTTTATCATGAAATACTTTGCCATTTTAACTAAGTTGGGCGCGGCAAAGCTGGCGAATGCTGCCGCACTGGGTACCAAGATTAGTATTACTCATATGGCCGTGGGTGACGGTGGCGGCAAATTGCCGGAGCCTGACGCCAATCAGACAAAATTAGTTAATGAAAAGCGTCGCGCTGCAATTAATACATTAAGTGTTGACCCGGTGAACACCAACCAAATTATTGCTGAACAAATTATTCCCGAAAATGAGGGGGGTTGGTGGCTGCGTGAAATTGGCTTATTTGATAGCGAGGATAGCTTAATTGCAGTAGCAAATTGTCCAGAAACCTACAAACCACAATTACAAGAAGGTTCAGGTAGAACACAAACGGTGAGAATGATTCTAATTGTTAACAACACTGAATCAGTCACGTTAAAAGTTGATCCGTCTGTTGTGCTGGCAACACGTGAGTATGTCGATAAAAACACGATTGAAGTGAAAGCTTACTGTGATAATGCGTTTAAAGCCCATCTTGCAGCCAGTGATCCGCATCCACAATATTTATTAAAAAAAGATTTACCGCCTTTGCCTGATGCCTCATTGACTCAGAAAGGAGTTGTACTACTGAGTAGCGCAACAAATAGCGTAAGTGAAACCCTGGCTGCTACGCCAAAAGCCGTAAAAGCAGCTTATGATCTTGCAGCAAGTAAGCTTACAAGCGTGCCCGACGCCTCATTAACCCAAAAAGGCATCACCCAACTCACAGACAAAACAGGTAACAGTAATACCCTTGCGGCCACTCAGAAGTTAGTTACTGATGTGAATGACAACGCTAATAGTAAGCTTGCCAAATCCCAAAACGGCGCAGACATCCCCAATAAGAATGCCTTTGTGAAAAACCTCGGTTTGGTGGAGACCGTCAATTTAGCTAAGAATGCGGTACCGAGTAGCCGGAAAATTAACGGCAAGGCGTTAACCGGGGATGTCAGTTTGAATGCGGGGGATGTAGGGGCGTACTCAAGACAAGAGTCAGATGAAAATTTTTTACGCCGATACGGTACAGCATACGTCAGCTTTCTGCACATCGATGCTAAAAATAAATGGCCGGGGATATCGTTCCATTCGTCAGACGGTTATCAAATAGGGATAGAGGGGACTGTCGGGCGAATGCTAACAATTTGGGCGAATGATGCTAATGACAATCGCAGATATAACTTATTAACACCAGAAAAGTCCGGCACATTAGCAACGCTTGATGATATTAACGTCCCTGTCGGGGTCCCATTGCCGTACCCCCACCGCTACACACCCGCGGGCTACTTAACATGTAACGGTCAAACGTTTGACAAATCCTTATACCCAAAGTTAGCGGAAGCCTACCCTGCCGGTAGAGTGCCCGATTTAAGAGGCGAATTTATCCGGGGTTGGGATGATAGCCGTGGTGTTGACCCCGGTCGGGTGTGTGGGAGTTGGCAAGCTGACAGCACAAAAAAAATACAACTCGCGGAGGGTAACGCAGATAGTCGCTATATGTCACCCAATCAGGGGCCGGTGAATGGCTACAATTTCCCACTCGGTAGGGATGTGAAAGGTGGCGCCACTGATACATCAATTGCTAACAATACAAGCGGCCATGAAACCCGCCCCCGCAACGTCGCATTTAACTACATAGTGAGAGCAATATAATGACAGAACAAAAATACTCTTTAGAACATGAAACAGCTGTATTGGGTAAAGATGGTTTAGCTACTCAGGCCGGCTGGATTAAAGTTTATCACTCTAATCAGATAACGAGAGAATTCACCAACTCTGATATCGAGTATGTGATGCTCGGTGTCAGTCTATCAGCGGGTGCTTATCCTGATGCGCCAGAACTGCCGAAATCCGATGATGAAGCGGTTTGTAGAAGCATAGACGGTAAATGTTGGGAAATACTCCCCGACTATCGCGGAAAAATCGCTTACGACACGTTAACACGAGAGTCGATTGAAATTACGGAAATCGGTGAGCTACCGGAAACCCTGACCTTCAAGAAACCCCCAACTGATTTTGATACGTGGAACGGCAAAGATTGGGTAGTTGATAAAGACTTACTCAAAGCTCATCAAATCAACGAAGCAAAACAGAAACAAGCAACACTGTTACAGCAAGCAAATTACACAATCTCATTACTGCAAGATTCTGTTGATCTTGAAATGGCTACAGATGAAACAAGAGCATCTTTATTGGAGTGGAGAAAATACAGAGTACTACTCACTCATACAGATTTGAATCAAGCGCCTGATGTGAAGTGGCCGGAAGTGCCGAAGTAATAAAAACAGGGCCGCGAGGCCCTTGTTCGTGTTCAAGATATGGAGATGAGAGATGTCAATACGTCGTTTTTTGATTGCTGCAAGCAGTATTATGAATATCATGCCAGCCACTAATTACAGAAAGCTTATATCACAGAAAAGTGACAATGAAAAAATCCGCAATGATATTGCGGCGATATCTCAAGATACTGTTAACGTTTTGAATAAAAATATAATCAATAAACGTACTAAATTATTTAACAATATTAAGTAGGTCATCAGCAGTAATATTGCTTAAGCTTTCTCTAATATCTTCACTGACTTTTTTCAGTGATAAAGTAAATTCAATTTTCCGGGCTTTACCATCCGAAAAAAATTCAGTGCGGGTTTCATTCAGGCTTTCAATCACGAACATGCCATAGATCATGCCGGTACCTTCAATTAACGGCCATGCCCTGCCCGCATACGCTAGCGTGCGCAGGGCTTCAAGAGAAATATCACCGCCCGTGACTTCGGGATAGAGTACTCCGTCAAGAGTAATGCTATCTTCACCGGCACCGATATATTGCCATTTCGCTGATTTTCCTACGCGGTCATTTTTCACATGCCGCCAACCCATTTCGCGACTGAGCGACTGATAGGGCGTGGTATTCAACATAAAAACAAACATGCCATAAATCATCATCATAAAATTAATCTCCGTCAGTCAAACGAGAACGCCGCCGAGTATTAGTTTCTCGCATCAGTTCACTTATCTTTTCTTTTACTAAGTCACCCAGCGCTCTGCTGTCGCGCATATCAATACCGTAAAAATTCAGCTCAAAAGTGTAATTGTCACTTGCTCTTTGCCGTTCACTATTTCTGTTTCCGTTCAGATCAATCGGTACCGGGATGCCAGCGAACGCCGGTTGTACGGGTTCGGGCAATACAGCACTGGCAAGCCCGATCGCAGAATCTTTGAGTCGAGATAACAATGAGGCGCGTGGGACATTCAACTGGGGTTCACGATACGCGCCGTCAATCGCCGTCACTGCGGGATGATTCTTAAAGACAATCTCACCCAGTTTGTTGGCGTCAGCGAGTGACGTAGTATCGGTATTTGGCAATGATGTATTTGCGGCTCCTCCACTTGAATTTTTACTATTCTTTTTATCCTCTTTAGGAGTGTAAACCTGAGTACCATATGCGGGTGTATTGTTATCACTGGTCGAAGTGTCTTGCTTAAGTTTGTTATTCTTTTCCGCAGCACTGGCGGCGGCTTTGACTTTATTAATAATGCCTTTTGTTTTATCTCCCAGAGCAGGAAGAATGCCGCTGGCCCAACTCGGCACGACGAGTTGTTTGACTTTTTCACCCATTTCATCCAGTTTCTTAGATGTGCTGTCTGAGACTTTAACGGGTTTGTTGTTCATGACCTCAGCAGCTTCAGCGGCGGCTTTTGTAGCGTCAGGAATGGCGCCTAATTTTTCCAGTATAAAGCCGAGTCCCTTCGCTACCATCGTGATAGGTAACATGAGGGCGCTGATTGCGGCACCCACAATTTCCCCAAATGTTTTGCCAGCCTCTGTACATGCTTTGAGATTTTCGGATGTTGTATTGACAGGCTCAAATAGCTTTGTGAACCAGTCCCATACTTTTTTAACAGCACCGACAATGCCATCAAAAATAAAAGCGAGGGGCTTAAATGCTTCTTTGATAGGTGCCAATCCTTTCATCAGCCCCTCAAAAAAACCACCAAAAAACGCTTTGATGGGTTCCCAGTATTTCCAAATCAATATCGCGGCACCGACAACGGCTGCAATCAATAGGCCGAGCGGGCTGAGTAACAGTGAAAACCCGCTCATCAGTGCCCTAATCGCCACTGTTCCGCCGCTCCGCAATGCGCCGAACGCCGAAGAAACCGAACTCTTTAACCCGCTAAACAGCATAGACATCGTAGCGGCGGGCTGTGTGAATGCCATCGCGATCCCACGCCCTGCCGCCGATGCTCCGCCAGATAATGCCTTAAACCCATTTGCTCCGCTTGTTGCGAGTTGACTGCCAAGGCGACTCAGCGCCGCACTGCTATTTTTGAAAATAGGCCCCCAACCTTTAACGCTTCTGCTTACACCACCTAACGATGGCAATAGCCCTTTCAGGCCCCCCGTCAATCTACCAACGGACGGAATTAACTTGCCGATCCCGCCACCACCTGTCAGCATAAACAGACTGAGTTTCATCGCAGCGAGAGGCACAATAACCGCCGCCGCCGCCAGCGCTAGTGCACCCAGCGCACCGACCAGCGTCACAATAACTAACGTGCCAACCATCAGTGCGTAGGTTAATTTGGGATTGGCTTTCATCCAGTCGCCGACGCGAGCAATAACCTTTGTTAGCCCTTGTGTCAGTTTTCGGAACGGAGAGTCAACGCTCTCCTCCATTTGTATCACCAAATCTTCCCATGCGGATTTTAATTGCTTGAGATCGCCTTTTAGGTTATCGATTTTGACTTTTGCAACTTTTTCGGCTTCACCTTTTGAATTTTCGTTAGCCTTTTTCTGTTCGTCATATTTACCGTTTTGGGTACCTTCTAGCACAGCCCCCATGCCGACCATTGCTTCTTCACCGAAGATGTCTTTTTTAATACGGATCTGACTGGCTCGATCATATTTGCGGAGTTTTTGCGCCACCTCTTTTAGAATATCGCCCATATCCCGCAAGTTACCGTTGGCCCCGCTGACTTTAACGCCTAGCGCTTTCATTGCATCAGCGCCCGCGCCGACAGGTGCAACGAGGCGGGATAATCCCCCTCGCAAAGCCGTGCCCGCCATGCTGCCGCGCATGCCGCCGCCCGCCATCATTGCCGCCATTGACGCCATGCTTTCTAAACTCATGCCCAGGTCGGCAGCCACCGGCCCGGCATAGGTCATGGCCTCACCTAACTCGCGCAAATTGGTATTGCTGCGGGTAAAAGTCGCAGTCAGAACGTCAGACACTCGATCCATCTGATCAGCATCAAGTTTGAACTGAGTCAGTACGTTTGAGCCAATGTCAGCAGCTTCACCCAGCTCCACGTCATCAGCTAATGCCATGTTTAGCACGCCCGGCAATGCTGCTTTGATAGATTCCGGGGTAAGGTTCGCCATCGCCAAAAATTTCTGACCCGCTGCGGCATCAGTCGCTGTAAATGCCGTACTGGCCCCCAGCGCTCTGGCTTGTTCTCTGAGCATCTTAAGGCGAGGATCATTTTTATCGAGACGTGTCAGCGCTTGAACGCCAGACATGCCCTCATCGAAATCCAGACCGGGTGCCATGATGCGAGATGACGCATACAAAAAGCCCGCGCTGCCCGCCGTTGCAGCGGCCCCCGCCGTGGCAAGCTTCCCGCGCATTTCCTTAGCTTTGCTATAGCTACTCTGAGCGCGTGTAACAGCATTTAACCGCCTTTGCTGTTCGGCTAATTGTTGATTGTAAATTTCGGTACGACGGGTGATTTGTGCAGTGGCATTATCGCTCTGACGAACTGAAACGCCGTGCCGGTACATCTGAGCGCCAACCGCTTGTAATTTCTGTTTTTCTTTATCAAGAGTGCGCCCATAGCGATCCCGCTCCTGTCTTGCGGCAGCAAGAATTTTACGCTGTTCTTCGGTTTGCTCCCTGAATTTCGGAAATTGCGCCGCTAGCTCTTTGGCTTTGGCTTTTGCCTTGTCATAAGCCTCCGAGTTTTTTTTAATTGAATCGCTTAGCCTGTCAAACGTTTTTGCCTGACTGGCTAAGTTTTTAATGTCGCCTGATGTGGATTTGATTTGAGACGCCAGCGCCGCCGCCGCACGTGATGCAGCGGAAACGGGGCCAGAAAGTTTATTAGCGGCGCTCAGTGATACCCGAATATTCAGATTACGATCTGTCATGAATCACTTCCATTGCGTGCCGCCGCCCGCTCATGCCATTTCAGCAATTCAGGCACGGTCATAACGTCATATTCAGACGGGGCCCAGTGAAAAACCGTCGCGATATCCGCGATAATTTCGTCGGTTTCGACAAGCGGACAGGGAATTATTTTTCGTCCTGTGCTTGGGTCGTATCGGCTTCCGAGCTCGGCGCTAAAAAATCAGCAACACCGCTCGCAAGTTGTGTAAAGTCCTGAATACCCATGCTATTAATCTCTGCTTCTGTCAAACGCGGCTGCGTTACGCGTGGTAACAGAGTAATAAGCGAGTTTACGTCACTTGTCATGACGTCGTACAGTTTTAACCCACGCAGGGCGCCCACTTGCTTCATCGTGTCAGTGATCGTGACCTCTGTAATTTTTTCCCCGTTGTGACGCTCCAAGGGCTCTGAAAGAGTAATGGTTTTTGACATGGTTAAATCTCCTGCAATTGGCCAATTGGCGTAATTACCGCCATTAAATTAAAGTAGGGTTGTGATTAATGGCCGATATTGGCCCGGTGTTGTTCAAGTAAATCTTTGCCGTCCACTTTCCAAACCAGGTTCAACATATCGACTTCGAATACTTCACTGTTATCAATCGTGACTTTGCAATACGTGTTTTTCAGCGTGTATTTATGTTGCGTGTTGTCACCCGCTTTTGCCGAACCCCAGTCAAGCTCTGTAAAGCGCCCCCGCGTCTGAATTTCACACGCGATAGTTTGCCCGGTTGCATCGTCATAGTAAGAACCCGCGAAGCGCAATTGCAGACTGTCAAGCGTGCCGCCCCACGTCTTTAGCAATGAAGCTTCAATGCCGCCCATCGTCACATCCATATCAAGGGCCCCGCCATCCATGCCAACGAGTACGGCAACCGATCCCGGCATCCCGGCCCCTTGGTAATCTTCGGTTTTCAGTGACAACTTAGGCGTAGTGACTTCTTCAACTTGTCCTAGATAAGTTTGACCGTTGATATACGTATCAAACATGAATAACTTTTTTGGCATACCCATTATATGATCCTCTAACCTAGCTGATTAAAGACAGCGAAATATTCATCAGTGAAAGTTTGCGTAAGTTGCAGATTTTCTAATGGCGGTACCGGCGTGTATTTATAACGAATATGCGCTTTACCATCTCTCAGGTTTTCTTTCGGATTGTCTGCCGGGTCATACCAGCATTCAAAACCCAACAACTTCCCCTCGGTCACTAGTTGAACCCCTTTTCTGTTGATGCCATCGATCACGTCTTTGATAAGAGAGGGTGTTAGCGTTTTATCAATATAAGAGAAATGGGCTTCGGCAATCATATCTGCCAAGATTTGGGCGGTGCGGGTATAGACTTCAAAAAAATAAGTTTCACTGTCGCAAGTGCGATTACCCCAGAAGCGAAAACCATCTCTTTTAATCAACGTGGTCACGCCCTTGGAGTTGAGATCGTTAGCATCGGTATCTGCGCCTTGTAGTGTCCACCAAATGTCCGCAGAAATACCAAGCACCCCATTAACGGCAACGTTTGATAATGACTTATGCCAGCCTTGATCCGCATCAATACGCGCCCGCAGCCCCAAAGCAAACGCCGTAGCCGGAATGGTTTCATTTTTCCCTGACTGGCTGTTGTAAGTAATGAAATCGGGATAAATCACCATCAGTTCACGCTGATTGAAGTTTTCGCGGTACTTCTTCACGTCAGCAAGCGTCTTATTGCCATTTGCGCCGATATATGCAAATGCCCGCAACTTCTCAGCAAATATCGCTAGTTGAGCCGCGACGGGCTGCGTATCAAGTCCGGGGGCTGCTAGAATCCGCGGATGTTCACCCACGTTAGATTCGGCTGTTAGCAGAGCATATAAACCTGTGTAACGTCCATCAGCCCCAACACCACCAATAACAAGCTGATCTTGTGTTTTGGCATCTTCGCCTGACTTTTGTTTCGCTGCGTCAGCAACACGAATAACAATCACTTTCGGGCTGCACTGATCAGAAATGGCTTTCAAGGTGGTGTATAACGTCCCGGTTTTTCCGGCTTTACCAATCACACTGTTAATACGCGTTACCAAGGTTGGCGTGTCTAGCGGAAACAGGGCTGGATCGGCGTCATCCGCAGTGCAAACGACACCGATGATAGATGTATCAATATCCCGGATTAGCGTACTGAGTTTTGTTGTTTCTGTAACAGATACGCCGTGGTGAAAAGCGGCCATGATTTTTACTCTCATGATTGAACATGTTGCTATAGTGATAGCTCGGCAACAGAAAATCATGTTGTGCTGCGTGTCGTGGAACCGCGACAACGCCCGCCAATTGTCTACGCGCACGCGTGCGGCAATGATGAACTGAAATAAATCGGAACTGGGTGGGTCATGAGTTTTCTTGATAATTTAATTGCAAGTGAATACATCAAGCAACCGGCCTTTGATCTGATGATTGGCGGCCAACAAATCACAACGCTAAATGACAGACTGATTTCACTCTCATTGACTGATAATCGGGGCTTTGAAGCGGATACGCTTGAGCTTGTGATTGACGATTCAGACGGTAAAATCGCATTACCACCAAGGGGTGTTGAGATTTCTGTTGCGATTGGCTGGCAGGGAGAACCGCTGATACACAAGGGCTTTTTCACAGTCGATGAAATCAGTCACTCCGGCCCACCCGATCAATTGACTGTTACGGCGAGAAGCGCGACTTTCGCCAGGAATTTAACGTAAAACGCGAATATAGCTGGCACGATATCACCATTGCAAAAGTCGTCAGTGCCATTGCCGGTCGATACAATTTAAAGCCCGGCGTTAGTCGCCAGTTAATGAATATTGAAATTGATCACGCCGACCAGACCAATGAAAGCGATATTAGTTTTTTGAGCCGCATGGCTGAAATGCTCGGTGCTATTGCAACAATCAAAAACGGCATGTTGCTGTTTATTATTCCCGGCCAAGGTGTTTCGCGTAGCGGTAAGCCATTGCCGATTATCACTATCAAGCGTGAATCTGGCGATAAGCATAATTTTAGCCTGGCTGACAGAGACGCTTATACCGGCGTTAAAGCGTATTGGTTAGATTTGAGCTTTGGTAAAAAACCGGCAACAACGATGAAGCGTAAGAGTCAACCTGACCAATCCACAAAAACCAAGGCAACAGCATCAAATAAATCAAGTAAAAAAGAGGGCGATTATTTGGAAGGTGCGGAGGGAAATGTGTATGTGATGCGCCAAACCTTTAAGACAGAACGTATAGCCCGCCGTGCTGCCGCGGCGAAATGGGCCGCTTTGCAACGAGGAGCCGCCGAATTTAGCATTACTCTCGCAAGAGGCCGCCCGGATCTTTATCCCGATCTGTATGCTCAGGTGATGGGCTTTAAAACTGTCATTGATTCATCAGGGTGGGTAATCACGAGGGTGGTGCATAATATTGGTGACAGTGGCTATACAACTTCACTGGAACTTGAATTAAAAATTAAGAATACAGAAATGAGCGCGGGTGACGAAAATAGCAAAAATAATAACAAGTCATGATATGCTTATATTAAGCAAACCCCTGATTAGAGGGCTATATCATGGCGTTTATATGTCCCCGCTGCAATGCTGTAGCAAAAACCCGCACAAGTGAAATGATGAGTGAAGAAACTCGTCGCAGCTATCATCAATGCCAAAATCTACTTTGTGGCTGTACATTTACAACAATCACAACAGTCGAACGCTATCTCTGTACACCCAATCAACAGGAATTGCCGCCTGAATTCAAGTTACCAAAGATGGCGTTTCCAGCCAGTCACTACGGAGACGATCAAATGGGGTTTGGATTCTGATTGAAAACGAATAAGCCCGAGATAGAAAACTGAGGCTTATTCTTAGGTTGATCATGCAGACAGATTATCGATTCATGTGACCGTGAGTGTGAGATAAAATGATAAGACCAACATTATCATTTGTGGCTTTACCCACTTCATCACATGATGAACGTGGATTTTCAAAAACATAGCCAATATAGTTATGTCTGTTCAGTACATGAATCTCTTTTGTATTTTTCAAGTATGAATTTTTAACACCCAGCCAGATCGGGGCGCATACGCCCATCTCAATTACTGACTTATAAATGTCGCTTGTTACCTGACCTTCATCCATCGTTAGTGTAATGACATCTCCGCTATCACTGATTGATAGTGGTTGCCATGACCGCATTGATTTTTGTAAAACTGAGTAATTGGTTGATTGTGCAAAAACGCTGAATGATGTCAGTACCAGTAAAAATAGCGTGCAGATATATTTTTTCATTAAATCTATCCTCTGTTTGTAGTAGAAACCCATACGACAAAACGGGTTTCCGTGAACTTTTTATCTTACCTGAATTTGGATATTAAAAGCCCCGAAAATCAGGGCTATTTCTCGACATGTGGTCAATATCGGGACATAAAATAAATATAATCATTTTAATTCAATAGGTTAAGTTAAAAATAAATGAATTTGATGTTCTGTAATGGAATATAAGCGATCTCGCCAAAATAGCTTTATTAATCATCCCCCTCGCCCTAAAACACAGCGAGGGCTTTATCATTATCCCCACTCAGGAAATACCGGGTTTTTAATTTTCATGTAACCCACATTCTCGTTTCAAGCCAAAGAAACGGGTTTGTTCTTCACTCATGCCCGGTTCCCATTTTTGGGTTGTATGGATGTCACCAACAGAAAGATAACCTTGTTCCCATAATGGATGATATTCCAAGCCATGTTTTGTCAGATATTGATGCACACGCCGGTTATCCCAGTCGATAATCGGCAAAATCTTAAATACTCCCCGCTGTACAGCCAGAACCGGTAATTTTGATCGACTTTCAGATTGCTGACGGCGTAAACCAGCAAACCAACTTTGTACATTTAAACTTTTCAAAGCTCGATTCATTGGTTCAACTTTATTAATCTGATTGTAACGTTCTATTCCCGCTACGCCTTGTTCCCACAATTTCCCATAGCGAGCTTCCTGCCAGGCCGGAGAATATTCAGCACTGAATATTTGCAGATTCAGTTTCAACTGCGTTGTGAGTTTATCGATGAATTGATAAGTTTCAGGGAATAGATAACCGGTATCAGTAAGAATGACCGGAATATCAGGATATTCTTGTGTCACTAAATGAAGGCATACCGCCGCCTGAATACCAAAACTGGAGGAAAGAACAAATTCCCCTGGCAAATTTTCTAATGCCCAGTTTACCCTCTGATCAGCATCCATCATTTCAAGCCGAAGATTAATCTCAGCCAGCGATTGCTCTTGCTGTTCAGCAGTCACTCCAGCGAATTGAGATAAGTTGAATTGGCTCAT